CCACCAATAAAAGCACCACCACCTGGATATGTACCTGCTGGAGTTGTTAAGGTATCTGTTACAGGATCGTATATCCTTGCTGTAGTTGAGCTGAATGGCACACAAAAAACGCGACCATCTGGCAATAATACGCCACCAGTAAAAGCATCACCACCTGGATATGTACCCGTCGGCGTCGTCACAACCTCCGCCAACGTCCCATAATTCACAGCCCGAACCTGCGCAAAGCGGCTATAGGGCGTTACCAGTTCGTAGTAATCGCGTATCGAGTGATCCCACCATTCAATCATGCCGCCGCCCTCCTTGCCGGGATAGCAACTTTCAGCCCCTTGCCCGTGTTGGGTGAGATACCAACCTGCAGCACATGGAACGTCACTACGGACAATCTGGCAATACGAAATCCCGCCGTAGTGAACGCTGCAGAGAACGTCGCCGGTACTGCCGCCGTATCGCTACCCAGCTCGCCCGCGTCAATCGTCGGTAGGGTCGCGAAGATTGACACGCCAGCGACGCGTATATCTAGCTGGATGGTGGCGCCTGTCGCCGCCGTGTTTACGCTCCACAACGGGATAGTTTCAAGGATATGGTCGCGGGGCCACCTAGGGATCGTCATAACCGTATCCACCCAGAGAGTTTGCCTATCACCCGTCAACGGAATAACAATATCCGCCGGCTGAAACCGGTGTACGTGGTCCTGCCGCGCCGGGTTGGCGGACGTACCGACGGCTGCCACTGCCCCCAGGTTTGCCGGTGCTGTGGTGCCAAAGTTCAGCAGGGAAACCGGTAGTAGCCCAGCACCATCCAGCATTGCCAGGCCATTGGCGGCATTCAGGGTGAGCGCAAGATTCCGATTCCTAACCTGGAATCCCTGCGCGTCCGTCGTGGATGTATCGGTGAGGGTGAGCGGCTGATTTGCCGTAACGCTCAGCCCCTGCAGGAAGCTGTTATTGGCGTAGGTGCGCACCGCAAATTGCGTCGGCGCGGTGTTACCATCACTGACGCCGGTAGAGGCGAGCAGGTTGATGTTGTTGCTCAACTCCTGCAGCTGCACCCCCACGGTACTGATCCCGCCGTTGCGCGAGAACGGGCCGATGGCATTTAGGCCGGAAAGGTTAAAACTGCTGGTGTTAATCGTAACGGAACCAGTCGTGCCATCAACTGCAAAAGCACCGCCGGCAATCTTGAAGTCACCTACGTCATTTAGGGTCGCACCGAAGACGCGTCCGAAATTGGTCTCAACGGTTTCGTTCGCCCGGATTGGGACCCCGCCATTCCATGGCAGTGCCGAGTAGTTGGTGCCGCTGCCGACGTAGTTGACCGTATGGCAGCCAGCGTTGATCTGCGAGCGAAGACGGAAGTTGACCGCTGCGCCGGTAGTTGCCGCCGCTGCTAGGCCGATACCCGTAGGCGAGAAGAACCCGACCCGGAAACCGCCAGTGATCGGCGTGGCGCTCTGAACCACGTAAACGGTGCCGGCCACCAGCATCAGCTGCCCCGGACCGGGGCGGGATGCGCTGCCGATTCGGTTGGCGCTCAGGCTGCCAATATCGACGGTCGTGGCCCCTTGCGCGGCATTGGCCAGCAGTGCGCCGGTGAAGATCGCCGTAGGGCTGTAGCCATCGGCCACCAGCCCGTAGGTGCCGAACTCACTGCACCCGCCGCCGCTCATCGTTGCCTGGCCGCCTGTTTCCACCCGGACGTGCCACGTACCGAACAGACCGAAGAACGAAACGAGCTCCGCGTAACCCTCGTTTTTGATGATCGCGCCAGGCCCGCCCAGGTTCTGCTGAGTGAACCCGTAGACCATCATCGAGCGGACGGGGGAGTTAGGTGCACACTTCGCACCATCTACCTCCACGCCGCCGCCACAGTCGCCGGTGCTGGTGCTGCCGGCCAATCCAGCGTCATCTTCGGCCGTGAGCGACAGGCAGTCTTTGATGTATGGGCTGGCCGTCAGGAACACGCCGGTGCCGCCGTTCGCCTGCTCGTTGAACGTAATCGCCCATGCACGGGTGCCCACCGTCGAATCGGTCGGGCTGGTGTTCTGCGCCTGGTGGCCTGCAAAGGTCAGATCGCAGATCATGCAGCCGCTGTCGACGGCAAGGAACGAATTCAGTTCCTGACCGGCCGCCGGTTGGATCGTGGTAGCCCGCTGCAGGGCACCTTGGATCAGGATGTTGGGTTTCAGGCGAAGCGGCAGGGCCGGCTCGACAAACCGCCCAGGGCCTACGAAGATCTTCGCCTTTGCGCCAGGGTTTGCCGTGGTATAGGCATTGGCCGCCGCCACCGCTGCGCCGATCGTCAGGAACGGTTCGCCATCGCTGCCGCCGTTGTTGCTGTCGCTGGCGCTGATCTTCTTCGAGACGTAGAACGTCGCGGCATCCCGGAACTGATCCAGCCGCGCCTGCAGTGCCGCCACCGTCGCACCATCCGCGACAGTGCCCGCGGTGTTCCCGACGCTGCGCAGCGCTGAATTGCCCAGCTCGGGGCCCATCAGGAGCGCCAGGGTGCCGGTGCTCGCGTGGCTGCGGCCTACCACCCCAATAGCCTGCACGCCTGCCGCTGGCGGCTGATCCGTCAGGCCACCACCGACCGCCACGTAGAGCAGCGTTCCCGATGGCCACGCGCCGGTGTTGACGCCGGTGATCACGCCGGAAACGGCGCCATGGCCATCCGCCGCGGTGCCGGTGGCATCAAGGGCCGCCGCCAGGATCCCACTGGCCGGCATCGATCCCGGGATACCAGGATCAGCCGGGACGATCTTCACCCGGTCCGTATCGCCCTGGCTGCCCACTACGTGGTATGGGGTCAGTGCCGCCATCGTGGCGCCGCTGTCGTTGCGCACGTGCTCGTAGACCGGGCCCGCCAGGGCGCCATGGATGTGCGGCAGGATCGCCGCCTCCGCCCCTGTCAGCCAGCCGGAGGGCACCAGACCAGCCGCGGTGGTCGACACCAGCGGGAGCGTCACATCCGCGCCGGTGGAGCTCCCCAGTAGCCGCGTGGCAGGGTCGTAGCTCAGGTCCGTGGCACCTGCTGCCGTCAGCGCCCCATTAACGATCGCCAGGCCGGAACCGATCAGGATTGGTCCTGCATGACCCAGTGTCGCCTCAGCCCGCCCCAGCAGCGCCGGGCCGGTGATAACTGTCGAGCCGCTACCGCCTGGCCCTGGTGGCCCTGGGGTGACGACTTCGATAACAGCAGGGCAAGTCATGGATCCCTCCGGGTGGTGCGCAGTGCAACAACGGCGGGACCGGCTGCCAGGAATGAGTCATCGGCCACCAATCCACCCGGCGCCACCAGCAGGCAGTCGTAGCGGTAGGCTTTGCCGGGCTTCAGCTGGGCCACGGTGGCCTCAAGGGCGATCAGGCGCACGGTGCCCAGGGTGGCGTCAGCTTCGACCGTGACCGGGTAGACGTTGCGGCCGCTCGCGTCGCTGATGGTCGCATTGACGTCGTAGCCGGTGAATGCCCACGGCGTGGTCTTGGCGGCGTCGGCCCACAGGCGGAACGAGAGCGGATTATCCCGGCCCTGCTCCAGCTCCCAGGTTTTGCCCGTGACCCACGCCACTGATGTGCGCCCTACTGGTTGGAGTTTTCCCGGCGGCGCCGAGGTGCTTTCGCCACCCCATCGCGCACCTCGGGATCTGGTTCGGGATCAGCCTGCTCATCGGGCGCATCGATCGGGGTGATGACCACCGGCAACGGCGCATCAGGGGCATCGGGGGCCTCGGCGGCTTCGACGGGCTCAGCTGGCGCCGGCCGGTCAAAGGTGATGTTGGCGAAGACTTGGAGCTCAGGCATCGCTCAGGATGGCGGAGGAATGAAAAGGGCAGGAGGCCAGCCGAAGCCAGCCCCTGCCCGGGTCGCAGCCGATCAGAACGGCTGGTAGTGGATGGTTGCCGCGCTGGCGTTGGTGGGCACGGCCAGGCCGTTGAGGCCTACGCCAGTGCCGGCCACGAGCCGCAGGGCCACCACGCGCACATCGCCGGTGATCGCCGGGGAGGCGGCAGCACGAACCTGTGCGTCGATCGTGGCGCCGCTGATCGCGAACTCCACGGGGGTGAGGCCATTGAGGCTGATGCTCCCGAGGCGCACGTAGGCGGCGGGGTTGGCGGTGCCGACGGCAGCACCGCGGGCCACGTGGGCCACCTCGACGTAGTACCCACCGGAGGCGTCGGAGGCGCCGCCGTTGGCCACGATCTTGAAGGTGTCCGCCAGGTTGAGTGCGTCGGAGAGCACGCGGGCGGAGCCGTCGCGGGTGCCGGCCGTTGCGCCGTCGCCAGCGCGGATGGCGCCGAGCAGTACGGCGTCACGGTCGACCGTGTAGCCCCGGACGGGGGCGAGACCAGTTGCTTGAGGCATGACAGATCAGGGGATGAATGGGACGGGGTTGGCCTGACTATCAGGCGATGGGGGTCGCGGAGGTGATCTTGTCCAAGCGAGCGGCGGCCCGCTTGTTCTCCATCACGAAGTTCAAGTACCAGGCAATGCGGGTAAGCATGTGCGGGGTCTGGTGCATCTCGCCCACGTCGTAGACGGCCAGGCCTTCCTGGCGGCCACCGCTGGGCACCTCTACGAAGCCCTGGATGCCGGTCACCAGGCCTTCGCCTAGGGCCACGCAGTAGATGCTGGTGGTGCTGCTGGCCTCGGTAAACCCTTGGATGGGCTCGTTGTTCTCATCCACGTCGGTGCGGATGATCTCCACCTCGTTGAAGAACGCGGCCTGCTTGCCGAACTCATTGAGTCGGAAGTCGACGTTGCCGGCGAAGTTGGAGTTGGAAGCAGCGGCGCCGAGGATTCGGCCCATGTGCTTGCCTACGATCAGCCGCTTCTCGGACGGGGGAACGTCCACAGCGTCGATCAGCTCGTCGAGCTTGGCGCGGGAGAGGGGGCCGGCGGTGGCATGGTTGCTGATGTACTGGCTGGAACCAGCGGTGATCAGGTGCTGCAGGCCGGAGGCGTTGCGGCCACTGTTCTCGGACTTGTTGCCCCTGATGAAATCACGCTCCAGGCGCAGGCGCAGGGCGCGGATGTTCATGTTGAGCTGCTGCCGGTGAGCCCGCATCCCGTACATGTCGATCGCGGCGCGGTCCGTTTTCACGTCCTTGCCGTAGATCTTGAGCACCTCGGCTTCCTGAGTGACGCGGCCTAGGCTGTCGTCATTCGCCTCGTTCAGGGCACGAGGGCTGATGGTGGGAAGCTCGCGCTCCAGCCCGTAGGCATAAGCGCCGTTGTCAACACCAGTGAAGGGGATGATGGCGTTGAGGGGGCTCAGGTTGATGCCGGCCCGAACGGCCAGCTCCTGTTCGGAGGCGCCTTGGCTGGCGCGGAGCTGAAACTGCTCCCAGAGGGTAAGGGTTGCCACTTGATTCGATGGATAGGGGATGAATGGAGGGGTACCACCGACGCTCATCCGTGGTGCATCGGCAACACCGCCCGGAATCGCTCCGTTGCGCTGTGGCTGACGCGGGAAGGCATCAGGTGGTCGATTCGCCCCCCGCAGGCATCGCGCCAAGCGGAAAGGGCGGGCCTGCAGGCATCGCGCCTTCCAGGTCCGCCCTAAGTTTTCCCGCCACCTTCAGCGGGCTTCAGCTACTGAATCAGTCCGGGTAGGCGCTGTTCAGCAGCTGATTGGGGGTCATCTTGGCCAGGTCCTTGGGGTCGCGGCCTTGGATGGGCCGGTATCCGCGGGCGCCGAGGAGACCACCGGAGCCGGCGCCGCCCACCGGCTTGAAGTGGACCCCGATCACGCTGCTGCTGTCCGCCTTGAGGTTCAGCCAGTCCTTCAGCTCGATGGGCCCCGACTTGTCGGCGGCCATCACCGGATCGCCGTCCTTGTCCACCACGATGGTGCGGCCATCCTTGAGCGCGAAATTGGCCTTGAGCTGATTGAACACCGCTTCCGAGTGGGTCAGACCGTCCTCGCCGCCAGGGCGGCCATCAGCGGCGTTGAAGGCCTCGTTGAAGGCGGTCCTGATCGCCAGCTGCTCCTTGGCTGCGATGGCGGCGTCACGCTCGGCCTGGAGGCTGTCGCGGTCTTTCTTGTGCTTCTCGTCCAGTCGGCGGCGGGTTTCATCCACGGCCCGGGTCTTGTCCTCCTCAGCCCGCCGCACGCGCTCGTCAGCCTCCTCGACCCGCCGGCGGGCCTCCGCCACCTGCTCGGCGATCTGGGGGCTCATGTTCTTCAGCTCCGCCAGCTGGCGCTGGAGGGTGCGATTCAGGTCGCGCTCCTTCCGCAGGGCATCCTGGCCAGCGGGGCCCATGTCCTCGTCATCGCCCGCAGCGGCGGCCGTGTCCTTGGCGCCGGCCTTGCCGGCTTCCTGCCCGCCGCCCTGTTCTTCCCCATCCGGGGTCGGCTCGACACGGTTTAGCAGCTCGGCCAGGAGGGTGCGAGCTGTCAAGTTGATCTTCATGCGGTGCCGGGGCATCGCGCCACCGGTGCAAGTTGCCCCGCGAGTTTTCCGGTTGCCCTCAGCCTTTCGTCGCTCGAATCAACACCTGATCGATCATCCGGCGGCGATCCTCGGCCTGCTGCAGCCGGCGGCGATTGGCCAGGGCCACCAGGGAGGCCACCTCCGCCAGGGAGGCAGCAGCGGCGGGGATCGTGATGGGTTGGTTGGGGTCGCTCATGCGTGCAAGGCCGTGATCATGGCGGGCGCCTGGAAGTCCTGGTTGCTATAAAGGGGCTTAGGGGTGAATCGCATGGACTGAATGGCAGCGGGCGGACTGCCGGGTATGGTCTGGGTTAGGGGGTATGACACGTAGGGCACGTAACCGGTGCCAGAGCTTCCATCATAAAATGTGTAGCCTGCCGTGTACCAAGTGGTAACTTCCTGCTCGATAAAATCATAGGCAACTGATGCCTTCATCATTATGGGCAGATCACCAGCGGCAAACACTGCGCCGGCATAGCCCCTTTCGTATGTCCAAAAATCAGGGCTTACCTTGTACGAATCCGTCAGCCTACCATCAACATGGAAAAAAGCCTCGTCGTTATTTATGGTGATAGCGTAGTGATGCAGTTGCCCCGGTGCGCCGCCTATCGGGCCATAGGTAAATGCATCGGCGGATGGGTCCGACTGTTTCTTTGCGGACTCTACTCGAAGGGAGTAACTGGCCGGGCCGACCCGGAGTCTTATGTTATTAAAGTCAACCACCAGAAAGGCACCGCCAGCCGAGCAGACCACCTCAAATGTCAGGCGATCAAAGTTCTTTGCTGCGGCGGCTGGGCTCTGTAGTGGCGGCAGGCTTAACGTTCCCGGTACCGATGTTCCGGTTATGGCTATTGCTGGGTAAACCGTTTTGTAGTCCGCTCCTGGAATTATTGTTATATCCCGGTAGGCATTGGTTAGGTCAAACCGTGCAAACAGAGGGTGATCCGGGTCAAAGTTTGATGCAAACGCCCATCCAGCTGCTGCGGTCTGCCCAGCGCCTCCGCTGTATAGAACCATTGGAGCGTTTTCGCTAAGTAATTGGCCCTTGTCAAAATTGACATACCCACCTGGCGGTTCTTCTCGCCACCGGGGCGGCTGTGGTAGTGGTGGGGGCCACTCAACAGTAGCGAACTCAATCACCTGCGAAGTGATGTCTGGCGCAACATATAGCGCCTGGTTTTGTAGAATCCAAGGCACCGGAACACTGACTAAATCGCCGTTGCCCGCATATCCCGAGTAAACCTTGCCCCAATTTGAGAAGTATACATCTTGAAACGGCGACGACCTAGCCTTCAGTTTGCCATTGACATACTCACCTGCTGCTGCGACAAGAATCCCCTTTCCTCGGCGATGGGCCCGCACCTCCGGCGCCGGATCAAACTCCGGGATCGCACCCTTCCATGGGTCGCTCTTGGTGGCCCTGCTGGCGGGGTTGTCCACCAGTGACCGGGCTCGCTGCGCCAATCGCAGCGCATCGCGCTCCGCCCATCCATCCGCCTGCCTGTCCGCGAGCCGCCTCTGGTTCGCTCGCTGCAGCGCCCTGGAGACCTCGTTGACCTCCGCTGCCGTCCGAACCTCAATCCGCATCACGCCACCGTGGTGATGTCGTCCACGAGGGTGAACACCTCGATGCTCAGCGGCTGGCCGGGGGAGAGGGTCTGATCCTCGGGCAGCATCGGCAGGATCCCCGCCACGTGCGTGTCCCACGTGGTGGTCCCACCGCTCAGCGTGCCGAGCACAAGGTAGGCGGTCGTGAACTCCAGTCCGATGCCGCCGCTGGAGGCCTGAAAGGTTGCCAGGGTGCCGGTGCCCTGCACCAGCCCAAACGTGGAGCTGTAGGCCCCTGCGGGGAGCGTCCAGACCACCCGGGCGTAGCCATTGGAGGCTTGGCTGCTGATCTCCACTGCATCCCACTGGGCCGTTGTGGATTCCTTCGTCAGCGCGGTCGAGTTTATCGCCAGGCACAATCGGGCGCGGCGGCCTTGGTAGGCCACGGTGTGAACGCGGGCGAGCTCCGCGTTGCTCCATTCCATCGCCAGAGTCACAGGACCACCCCCTTCATTGATGCGGTGAATGCGCCGAGAGCTGGATCAAAGGCCACGTTGTAGACGCCTCCCGCGCCGAGCGTTACGGTCTCCGGCCTGATGAGCTTTCCGGTTGTGACGGCCTGGCTTGTGATCGTCGCGGTGTTCGCCACCGTGATGGTGAAGGTGTTGGTGGTGACGCCAGCGATGGCGAAGGTCCCGTTCATCCGGGGGAACGGAAGCTGGTCAATCACCACCACGTCAGCATTTGCCATCCCGTGGGCGTTGATGGTGAGGGTGGCCGTGGTGCCGCTCTGAGCCACGTTGGTGATGGACACCTGGCCAGCGGCAGAGCTGAACAGGCAGCCGATCAGGTTCTTTGCGATGGCGGTTTGGTTGTAGAAGGCGATGGACTTGAACGCGAACCCGCTGCCGGATGCACTGAGCGTCGGGATGAATGACGGGTTGAATTGGTACGTGCCGCCGACCCACTCGGCGGGCTCGGTGACGCTGACCGCGACGCCGCCGGTGGTGTAGCCGTTGCCGTTCGCCACCTGCACGATGTCGGGCAGGACGGTGTGGGACTGGATCAGCGGCACGCCGGTACCCAGGGCGGCCTTGATGGTATGGACACCCAAGGCATGAATGCCACGCGAGAATGCGGCGGGTACAAAGGCATGGAACGGGACGAACCCGCACGTTCTGGTAACGGTGGTCATGCCGTGAGGTTTCCGCTACGGGTTTGGGTACGCGGCGGTCGGTGGCGTGAAGTTGGCGTCCACCACCCGGCCAGGTTCGATCACTACGTCGTCGATGTAGCCGGCAAAGATGGCGGTGTAGGCCTCGGCGCCTCCCACCTGCACGGTGGTGGCCGTGATATTGGAAGTAGCCGTCGAGCCGCTGATCGTGTAGTCGCTGCTGCTCTTAATGCCGCCAACGAACACCCGCACCGTGCTGCCCTCCTTGCTCGCCAGCACGTGGACCCAAGTGGCGTCGGGGATGGGGCCGCTGAGCGCCTCGAACTGCAGGCCATCGTCGAGCCATGCGATCAGGTTGTCGCCGCCGGAGGGGTAGACGTAGAGGCCCGGATCGCCGAAGGCGGTCCCGAATTGGATGATCGCCAGCTCGTTGGTATTTCCGGCGTCAAGACGGATCCACGCCTGCGCGGCCCAGTTGCCGACCCCCACCGCCAGGTTCGCGCCGGTGACGGTCACGAAGCCGTCGCTGCCGTCGAATGCCGCAGCCTTGCCGCCGAACTTGTACTGGGTGGCGCTGAGCGCTGCGTTGCCGTTGGCGGTGACCGTGTAGGCGTTGGTGCTGCTGTCAACGAAGGTGGTCCCGTCGAAGTGCAGGATCAGCGCGGCGGGGCTGCCGAATCCGCCCACCTGGGTCAGGGTGGCCGGCTTGGTGTCGATGATCGCGCTGCTGCTGGTGCCGATCATGTGGATCACCCGGCCCATGGCGCCCACGCGGACCCCGCCGGCCACCTGGATGGTCTTGGGTAGCCACCGCTGGAGCCGCACCTTGGCGCCCACCCTGACGCCACCGCGCACCGGGATGGTGATGTTGTAGGGCTGAACGAAGCGGCCCGGCGTGACGGTCGCCCGCGGCACCGGCGCAAGGCCTGACGGCAGGGCGGCAAACAGGGTCGACAGGTTGGGCGCCAGCGGGTTGAAGCCCCCCGGGATGGCCATGGCGTTGGGCGGCCTCGGGTTGGCATTGGTGGTGACCGCTGCGGCGCCGGGGAGGTTGGCGATCCCTGGGGGCAGCGGGAACCAGGCATTGGCGACGGTGCCATCCACGGCGGCCCAGAACAGTCCATCGGTGGTGCAGCGGGAGCCGTCGGCCGCCAGGGTCCACGTGGAGCCGTTGGCGCGGTAGCAGGCCGTGCAGTCGTTGACGCGCACGTAGATGGGCGCGAAGGGTTTGGCGGGCATGTCCAGCGGGTGCAGCTGCAGGCCCTGTCCGTTGCGATTGCCGAGGAGGAGGCGGTTTTCGCCTCGCCCGAAGGCCTGCGCCTCAAAGTTGGCTGAGCTTTTGATAACCCGATAGGCTCCCCCTGTTTTTATGACACTATCGTCACTGACATAAGGTGGTGATAGTTCTATCGCTGATTGGCTCGCCGGTGAGCCAGTTGCAAAGATGATTTCAGCAACGCTTTCAATAGACGGTGAGTTGGCGGATGGATCCTTCGCCAATGCCGACGCGTTGCGCTCCTGCTGGCCGGGTCGCTTCTGCAGTCCGAATTCTCGCTCCGTGCGGATGCGGGTTTGCGAGCCGTAGCCCACAAGGCGGCCAGCGGCCACCAGCAGGTTCTGCAGCGGCTCATCGGCATCGCGCAGCTTTGCGATGGCGTCAGACCCAAATGGCGTGCTGACGTATTGGGTGGCGTTGCGGGTTTTGGTTTGCGTGATACCAGAGGCCTTGTCCTTGTCGTAGGTGGTGACGCGCCACCCGGTGGTGATGGTGCCCTGTTGGCGGAATGTCTCTGCGTGGGGTCCATTGGCGCCACAGGTTGCCAGCAGGTCACCCTTGGGCCCGTATTGAGTGGTGCGCTCTTCTCGCACGTCAGAGGGATCCTCCTCTTCTCCGGAGCCAGATCCATAGACAAATTCGGTGATTGTTATGCTTGCGCCATTTAGACCGCTTGATCCTTCACGGCGTCGTATTACCCGGTCCTTGCTGTCGTAACTGGTTTCGGTTATGCTGTAGTCGTTGTAAGTTATGTACTCCTTTTGTGTCTGCCCGGCCTCGTCCGCGTAGGTGTGGATGGCCTGCACGGGCGCACCGAAAACAACCTCCTTTTCCCAGTTGCGCCTTTTCACCTTCTCTTCGTCCTCGGTGCCCGGCGTCGGGTTGCCTTCGGCGTCAACCTGGTCGGGCTCGCGGAGCTTCAGGCTGGTGTAGCGGGCGAAGGCGGCATCCCCTGGCAGGTCGCCCACGTTGACGGGCGCCATCTCCAGGATTTGCGGGCCGGTGAGGATCGGGCCGGCGCCCACCGGGTTGGCCCGCTTACTGATGAACTCAACCTGTTCGGATTCATTGATCCACGCGAAATATCCCTCGCTGTGCGCAATCCGGCCCAATTCCTCAACATAGCCCGACGACATATCCCATTCGTCGACAACCCGCTTGATCTGGAACGGAAACCCGTTCGCAGCGGTCAGCCCCAGACGCGCCAGGATCTGCGCCGCCACCCACGAGGACTCCATCGGCAGCACTGCCACGCGCCGATCAATCTCGGGCACACTGCTGTTCTCCTCCGTCTCTTTCAGTGACTCCACCGGCGGCTTCCGGTTGCTGTGATAGGTCAGCAGGCACCCCGCGCTGATCGTGGTGATGCCCTCCAGCGGGTCCACCTGGCTGGATAGCACCCGCAGGCGCCGCGGCACCCTGGCGATGTAGTTGACCCCATCGCTGTAGGCCAGGCTCACCGGGGACCCCGTGGCGGGCCGGTGGGTGCCGGTGAGCGTGATCGTGGCGCGGGTGAGGCACAGGCCCTGACCCTGCACGTGGTCCTCCTGGATCGACACGGGCGAGCGGGGGTCCACCGGCCCGAGGCTGCAGAAAACCCAATGGCGGAGGTCCAGGCTGCTCATGCGGCGGCGCGGATCTTGGTGGCCGTGAAGGACACGTCATAGACGGTGCTCACCACCCCCGCGTTGCGCTTCAGGCGGGCGACCGGGGGGCTCCATCCACTCGGGAACCACGTGTTGTTGGCCGGCGAGGGCGTGGCACGGGTGGTTTTCACCCAGGTCTCAAGGGTGGGCAGGTTGGCCGCCGTGACCCAGCCGCGCACCTCCCTGGTGTCAACCGTGGCCAGGTTGCCGGTGATCACGTGGACGCCAGCGGCGGAGAGCTCCAATCCCCCCAGCCCCTCGATGTTCTCCGCTCTGGCGGTGAGGTTCACCACGGCCCCGCCAAAGGTGAGCGTGCCCAGCCCGAGGGCCTCTTCCTGCTCCTCGCCCTCTTCCAGCTCCCGCAGGGCCACCGCGAGCGCCTGGTTGGCATCCACAAGGGTGATGCCCACCCGCGTGAAGGGCCCCACCTGCGTGGGCTTGTCGATCGCGTCGATCCATGCCGCCCGGCTGGTCCATGCGCTGGCGCCCGAGTAGCCCGGCCCGCGGGCGGTCACGAGCACCACGGCGCCCACGGTCCCGGTGCGCTCCGGGGGCTCCTCGGCGAGCTTGGCGTTGCGCCAGGAGCGAAACAGATTCAGCAGGTCGTCCGCCTGTGGCTTGAGCAGCAGGCCCGAGGGCTGCAGCGATTCCGGCGCCCGGCCGCGCCGGACGTCCACGGCATCGAATGCCAGCGGGTGCTGGTCGAGGTTCGGGAAGGTGAAGGTGGCGCCGCCGTAGGACAGGGTGAGCATCAGTAGCCCCCGATACTGCGGAGCACCCCGGCAGAGCTGGGGGTCACCACCCGCACGTTCCAGTCCTTGGCCACGAGGGCATCCATGCGGGCGGTGAGCCGGTTGATGGCTGCATTGAGTTTTCCGACTCCCTGCACGCTGCCGGAGCGCTGCGGGGCCATGGCTGCTGCCCTGCTGCCGCCGCGGCCCGACGACCCCCCGGCGGCCCCGAAGGCACCGGAGGCAGCCAGGGAGGCGGTGATGCCCGCAGGGATGACCGTACCGGCGGTGGGGGGCGTCCAGAAGCCGTTGCGGGGGGCGGTGATCATGCTGAGGTTGCCGGCGCGATCCATGAAGGACTCCCGACCCAGCTCGTTGATCCTGTAGCGCGTGCCGGGCTCCACGTCGCCACCAGCCCAGCGAGCCTGGGGGACGCTGGCCATGCGCTGCAGGGTGCCCAGCAGGGCCTCGGCGTTGGCGTTGGCGTTGGCGTAGCCGTTGGCCAAGGCGCCCGCGGCGTCGGCGGCTGCCGTGGTGGCACCCGCGGCGGCGTCAAGGCTGCCCTTGATCTGCACGGTCTGGCCGCCCACGGTGATGAACCCCGCGTTGATTGACTGGATCTGCCCAGCCACCTGCGCGGTGGCCCCCGCGGCGGCGTCGAGGTTCTGCAGGGGTCCCGTCAGCGACTGCTCCCATCCTTTCGTGGCGGCCTGGGCCCGGAATCCGTTGGCGGTGGCCTGCTGCTGGGCGGTCAGCGTCTGCCGTTCAAGGCCGAAGATCACCCCAAGGGTCTGAAGCCGGCCGACCTCCGCCCGCTGCTGCTGCTGCGCCAGGCCGATCGCTTCGCGCTGGAGCGCCACCTGCTGCTGCAACGCCTGCCGCTGCCCCGCGCTGATCGAGGGGTCCACCAGCTGCCCTTGGAGCTCCAGCAGCCGCTGCCGCTGCTGAAGGGTGTTCTGCGCTGCGGCACGCTGGGCCGACTGCGCTTCCAGTACCTGCTGCTGTTGCTTGAGCGCGAGGACCGACCGCTCCAGCTGGAAGCGCTGCTGAGCCGCCGCGATCGATGCCTCCACTGCCCGGAACTCGATCGTCTCCGCCCCGCGCTTGAGGCTGGCGATGCGCTCCTCCTGCTGCCTGATCACATCCACCCCGGCCCCGCGATCCCGCAACCGCGCCAGCTCCTCCTCAGCCGTCCGCAGCGCGTACCCCTGCCGGGCGGAGTCCAGGCTGAATTGGCTTTCCACCAGCCCCTGCTGCGCCTGCTGGAGCCCCAGCAGCGCCTCAGCCACCTGCTGCTGCGCCCGGAGGCGGCCCAAGACCAGCTGGCTGGCGGTGGCCTCCAGGCCGATGCGCTGGCTCACGATGTCGAGCTGACCCTTCGCCAGGTCGTACTCGCGCTGAGCCGCCTCCACCCGGGCGCGGGAGGCCTGCACGGCGAGGCTTGCGATCTCACGGTCAAGCGATGCGATCTGCTGGCGGGCGTCGAGCTGGGCCTCGGGATCGTTGCCGGAGCGCTGGAGCCTGGCGATCTGGGCTTCCTGCTCAGCCTGCGCCGTCTGCAGTGCCAGGATCCGCCGCCGCTCATCGGCCTGGTCCTTGGTGAGGGCGAAGGCGGCTTCGAGCTGCAGGATCTCCGTCTCCCCCTGCGCCTGCCTGATGCTGGCCTCGCCCTTGCGGCGGCTCTCCGCCTTGTTGGCGTCGTCCAGGGCCTTCTGCTGCTTGCGCTGGGCCTCGGTGTTGGCGTCAACCGCCTCGGTGTCCTCCTTCTGCTGGCCGGTCTTCTTCCTGAGTGCGTTGGCGAGGTTCTCGTTGGCGCGGGCCAGCGCCTCCGCTTGGGTCGCGTTGGACCTACTGGCATCGGCAACCGCCTTGTTGCCATTCAGGTCATCTTCATCCGCTAATTTTCGCTGAGCCTCGGCATACGTCCGCGCCGCTGCCGCCTGCTTATCCAATGCGTCGGCATAGCCGGCGGCCTCCTGTTTGGCCTTTTCCGTGATGACGCCGGACTGCTGCAGGGTGCGCATAAATGCAAGAGCCGGCTCTTGCATACTCGTAAAATTTTTCTGTAGCGTCTCAGCGTCTTCGCTCAGCCGCTTAAAGGTCCAAGCTCCGCGAGCGCGATCGTATAGCTTTTGGAATTCATTCTTTGAGTTTTTGGCTTCTACTACCGTTTTGCCTAGTGTTGCGTTCAGCTCTATTGCGGCAGCGTCCATTTGTTTCTGCGCAGTCTCAAAGCTGACTGCAGCCCGCCCGGCGCCACCGAGCACGTAAACCCAGGACACCACCGCTGCGGCCACCACCCCAACAGCAATGGCGGTCAAGCCAAATGTCGCCAGCAAAGTGCCAGCCCCTGCCGCCAAGCCCTGCAGGCCGGTCAGCAACGCGCCGGACGTGACGGCCGCCGCCAGGCCCTTCATTGCCACTATCCCGGCCGTCGCTGCCGCCACGATGCTGCCCTTAATCGCCGCGCCGATCGCCACAAACGAGATGGGCGTCTTGCCGGCCGCAACGAGCGCCAGGCCGAACGCCTTCAGGGCGCCGGTGCCCAACGCAAGATCAGCAACCAGCTGCACGCCGATCTTGCCCGACAGGCCCTGAATCGCCCCGACGGCCGCCTGAACCTTTGCAATTGCCAGCGCCTGCTGGAACACGATCAGTGCCACCCGGGCGGCCACCAGCCCGCCGGTGAGCAGCACGAGCGCCGCCGTCGCGGTCTTGATCGGGCCAGGCAGTGCAACGATCGCGCCGGCCGCCGTGTTGGCCGCGTTCACCAGCGGGGTCAGCGCGGTGGCCACCAGCCCGCCGAATGTGTTGGCGATCGATCCCAGGGTGCCGTCAAGCTGCTTCAGCCTTAGCTCAAAGCCCTGCATCGCCTCACGGGCGGCATCCGTCGACCCCTTGGTGTTCTGCATCGCAGCGCTCATGCGCCGGATCTCAGATTCCGATTGGTTCAGTAATGCCAGCCATTTTGTACCATCATCTTCCCCGCCAAACAGATTGGAAGCTAGGCTAATCTTTGACGAAGGTTCCAGGCCATTAAATGCACGCTTGAGCTGTAGGAGAGTTTCCTCCATTGGCTTAAGCGTCCCGTCCGTTTCGTAGATGTTGAGCCCCAGGCGCTTCATCGCCTTGGCGGCCATGCTCGCCTGCAGGCTGAGCTCGCGGGTAGCACCACCGGCGACCGGCGCCGCCGCGGCCAGCTTGCCAAGGCCGTTCCGCAGGGTCACGCCCGCCTCCGAGGCGTCGATGCCCGCATTCGTCAGCAGGCCCACCGCAACGCCCAGCTCCTCGATGGACACGCCCAGCACCTTGGCCACCGGGGCCGAATACTTGAACGCCATCCCGAGGCCCGTCACGCTGGCTGCGCTGGCGTTGGCGCCCTGGGTCATCGCGTCAACCACGCGCACCGCCTCACTCGCCGGCAGCCCGAAGCCCTTGAGCGCTGCGCTCACGTTGGAACCCATCTCAGCGAAGCCCGTGCCGGTGGCCTCCGCACCGCGCACGATGGCCCCCAGGCTGTCGTTCATCTGGTCCACGGACATGCCGCCGCGAATCAGCTCAGTGGCCAGCTGCGCCACTTCCAGCGTGGTCCCGCTGGCCTCGATGCCCACCTTGTCGACGGCGACCGCGATCTTCTCGTAGGCGTCGGCGGCACCATCAGCGGCAGCTGCCTTGCGCAGCTCGGTGTCAAGCCGGCCGAACTCGCCCACCATGCCCCGCAGCGCCCCCACGACGGCCCCGCCTGCGCTGACGACGCCCTGGGTCAGGGTGTTCGTCAAGGAGAAGGCGAGGCCCTCAACGGCGGCCTCCAGGAAGCTGAAGCTCCGCCCGGCGTCCTTGGCGGTGGCCTCAGCCTCCTTGGCGAACTGCCCCAGCGAGCGGTTCGCGTCCCGCAGGCCCTTGTCGAGCTTCGCCAGCCGGTTGAACACGTCGTCCGGCACCACCTGGCCGCTGGCGTCCTCAAACCGGAGCTTCGTCTTGTTGAAGGCCAAACCCACCCGCTTGGCGGCGGCTTCGGCCTGGTTGACGATCCCATCGAGCCGCTTCTGGGCCTCGGTGGACAGCGACTCGCCGAACACCTGCCCGCCGGCCCGGCCCGCCTGCTCCAGCTGGCCCGCCAGGTCCTTGGCGCCTTCCAGCACGAATTTGGCTGAAACCTCAAGATCTGCCACCGCTGCTACCCGCCTGTCACCTCAGCTTTCCGCGCCAGGCCTAGGTTTTCACGGTGCGGTCGGCGGTGCGGAAAGCTCAGGGCAACAAGCTCTGATCCTCTTTCCATGGCACGGACGTACAAGCGTGACGCGAACGGGCGGTTCGCCGGGGGCGGTGGTGGTGGTGGCTCGAAAGGCGGGGGGAGGAAGGCGCAGATGGACAAGGCCACGGCAAACCTCCGATCCCGCGTCTCGTCTGCGCGGCGTGCCATTCCCAAGGGCCCCGGGCCAGGCGCATCCGATGCCAGAAGCGCCACCGCGGCCGGGCTGCGGGCTGACCGCAAGGTCATCAGCCAGATGCGACAGGAGCTTGGCGCTTCGCGTGGTGGCCGGATGGGCAAGGCCAAGGCTGCCAGCAAGGCCTCCGCCCCGGCGGCCAAGCCCGGCCCGCGGATCGGCGGGAAGGCCAGCGGCCCGAAGCTCGGCAGCAAGCGCCCCGGCACCTCCGCACCCGCTGGCAGCGTGCCCAAGCGGATGTTCGATCGCAGCACGGGCGCCACCGGCGGCATGGGCAAGGGCACGAAGGTCGCCGCCAGCAAGATGGCCGCCAAGGCCCCGGCCAAGACGGGCAAGGCCGCCCCGAACAAGGCGAAGGCCGCGTACAGGGCCGCCACCAGCAAGGCCCGGGAGGCCAAGATGATGGCCGGTGGGCGCACCTCTGCCCGTGGCCTCGGCAAGCGGCAGGATGCCGGTGCTCAGCGGATCCGCGCCAGCGTCAAGGCAGTCCAGGCGGCGCAGGCCAAGGTGAGGGCGATGGAGAAGAAGCGGGGGGTCGGCGGCCGGAAGCGCAAGGGCTGAGCCCCGTGGGCCCCGGGGCGATCCCTGGGGCCTCGATCAGGCAGCGATCACCAGCGGCGCCGACCACGACAGCGCCCGCTGCTCCAGGCCCGTGGTCAGATCCGGCACGGTCGTGTCGGCCGATCGGCAGCCGGGCAGCAGCAGCTGGATCCGCCGCACCGCCGCCTGCAGGTGATAGGCCCCGCCGGTGGGGTCCGTGTCCCACTGGGTCGCTACCATCCGCACCACGGGGTTGACGATGATCTCCCCGGTGACGCACACCTGCGGGTCGTCGCTGGTGATCCGCCAGATCACCACCTCCACCCCACGCGCCACGGCGGTCGGTTCGTCCTGCGCCTGGTTCATGAACTGCCGCGACAGGGCCGGCAGGGTGGTGCCATCGGGGTAGAGGTACGTGCCCAGCAGGCCCGCCAGGGTGGTGTCAGCCGCCAGCAGGTCGTAGACGCCTTCCGTGGTGGTGGGGAGCGTCACAGATCAGCCCAGGATGCGCGTGGGCTTGGCCTTGGGCTTGGGTTTGGCGGCTGCCGTGGCCTTCATCGTGACGGCGCCCGGCTTCTTGGCCTTGTAGGTCGTGGCCTTCTTGACCTTGGCGACCGTGGGCTTCTTGGCCTTGCCGCCGCTGGTCTTCGCCATTCCGTTCATCATCGGGCCGCCTCTGAGGGGATGCTCCCGTAGCTTTCCGCAGGGGATCCCGGAAACCTCCCCAGCAAACCAGCACCCGCGGAGCCTGGCCATGGATCAGCTGCAACCGATGGCGATGACGGTGGGACAGGAGTTTGAGCTGGAGCGGATGCGCCGCACCATTGAGGGCACCACGGACGTGCTGGAGCTTCAGAAGCTGGCGAAGATGCTCCTCAGGGCCTGGCAGGGCCAGCGGGCCGCCACAAGCTGGGCGATGCGGCAGGGCCTACAGCGGCCATGGGCCGAGGCCTGTGGCGCCGCCCAGGAGGTGCTGGCCGCCCAACAAAAAGGCGCCCCGTCCGAGGCGCCTGGTGATCCCGTGGTTGAGCGCTGAGGTTCCAGCTCAGCCCTTCCCGCCGTGGATCATACGATCCCGGTGTTGTCGGGGATGGTCCGCGCAGCACCGATCATGGTGATGGTGCCGGAGAACTTCTGCAGGGTGCCGGCGTCGCCGTCCTCGGAGATGTTGACGCGGCCGAAGCCGATCTGGGCCTCAGAGGAACCGGCGGGGCCCACCCGGAGGAACTTGACCGCCAGGCCGGGAATCACCCCGTACTCGGACAGCATGGTGAGCAGCTTCCAGGCGTAGCTCTTGCGGTCGACCAGGCCGCTGATGGCGTAGCTGAAGCTGTTCGAGCTGGCCACCTGGATGGTGGCGCCGGAGTCCTCGGGGTCGAGGGTCAGGCTCTCATCGGTCTGGGTGTCGGTCGACCGGGGGATGCCGGTAAGGCCCATGATCCTGACGGCCTTGTCGGTGCCGTCAAGCTTGAGGATGCCCTTGCTGACGGTGCCGGTATCGGCGCCAGAGGCGATGGTGGCGCCGGTGTTGGCGTAGGTGAAGGTGGTCGTGGTGGGGGCACTGGCCACCGTGAAGACGCCATTGACGGTGGTGTTCGTCACGGCGGTCACCAGCACCCGATCGCCGGCCACGAGGCCATGGGTCGCGGAGGTGGTGACGGTCACCACGTCGCTGGCGCGTGCAACGTTGCTGATCGCCAGGTTGACCTTGTTGGCGAACGCCACGAAGGGCGAGGCGGTGGTGCCCTTGCCGCTCCAGTCGAAGATCCCGCGGCCCTGCAGGGCGGTGGCGGTGTCGATGAAGCCGGCGAGGTTGGTGCGGGCGGTTTCGAGTTGGTCGCTATCGACGGCCGACGCCAGCATGGGGACCATGTAGGTCAGTACGTCGACAGTCGCCCCGTAGGCGTTGGCAGCCATGATTTCAGGCGGTGATGGTGCCCTGAGCTTTCCGTGGCCGTCAGCGGACGATCGGGAGCGTCACACCTTCCCGGGCGAGCAGGAACGCCCCGGCGGTGGCCAGGGTGGCGGGGATCAGCAGGTCGACCGATTCGCCATCCTCAGACCAGAGGGTGCGGGGCTGGCCCACGGCCTTGCGGTCGACGATCAGGAAGCCCGCCCAGTGGTCAGCGTCGGCACGCCACGGCGCCAGGATCAGGGCATCGTCAGCGGCCCAGCAGAGGCGGGCGGGGGCCTCGTGGCCGGCGCCTGCCTGTTCGAGAGGTTCGCACCACGGCCCGATCGCCCAGCCAGGCATCAGGTCCCGCTGGAGCAGGGCCAGCAGGGCGGCGCCAGCGGCGGCCGGGGGGAGGGCTGCTTCGGTGCGATCGGCGAAGAAGCAGAAGTCAGCCAGCTCAAAGGGCTTGGCACGCTGCTTGCGGTCGCGGTTCGCCTCCGCCTGGAGCAGGGCAAGCTGGGCGGTGCTCAGCTCAGCGGCGTGGAGCGCTTCGCGGCGGCTGCGGTGGCCCCTGTCGATCGCTTCGAGGATGTAGGGCGCCGGGAGCTTCCCGAAGCGCTCGCGGCTGCCGTCGGGGTCGGTGGGGTAGAAGCCTCGGAACTGCCAGTAGAGGTCTCCCCAGTCGGGCTTGGGCGCGGCGAGGGTTCCGGCAGCAGCTTTCCCAGGTCAGCCTCCAGCAGGGCAGCCTGCACGAGGGGGTCAGCCTCGGGGGTCATGGCGATCTCCTCCCGCCAGGCCACGTCCGCCATGGCGGTCTGCAGCGGCGGGGGGAGGAGGCGGCTGTCAGCGTCGGTCCAATCACCGCAGCCATCAAGTCGGCGGGCCATGGCCGTGACGCGGCGGATGTTCTGCTCGTTGTTCAGCTGCTGGCCGAGGTGGATGAGGGGCGCGAAGATGCGCCAGTGCTGGATCTTCAGCTCCTGCTCTTCCCGCGAGAGGGGCTTGCCCATGCCGGAGAGGTTGGCGATGATCCTGGCGAGGGCCCGATAGGCGTCAGCGCTGGGCAGGTTGGCGACCTTGGCCAGCTCGACCGCAGCGGAACAGGATTCGGTGTATTGCCGGTTCTCAGGATCAACGGCGCCGATGATTGCGGCTTCATCGCCGGTGAGCCAGCCGTAGAGGGGGATCTGCAGGGTGCCGACGCGATCAT